AACCATCTTGTTGATTAGTCATAGCTTCCCAGTATTCTGAAAAAGTTTTATAATCTTCTTGACTAGGTTTAAGAAAACTATAATCTATCTTGGTATAGTCGTTAAATTTTTCTTTAGTCATATGAAGAAGCAACCAAGGCAGCACCAGAACGATTTATCTTTCCTTTACCTTTACCCTTACCCCACTTACCGTAGGATTCATTTCGACTTGCCTTGAGTTGTTTCTTAGTCCGTTTCTTCTTGACTCTCATTGCAATCGATTCATCCTTACGAGCTTTATAGCCTTGTTTTTTCTTACCTACTTTACCACCCTTCTTGGCATATGTAGTTTCTTGATGTATGCGCTTCTTAATTTTAGATTGGGGTTGATGAAGATCTTTTCCACCAGAACGCATTTCAGCAGTATGTAATCCTACCTGTTTCATTTTCCCTCCTCCTGCTTTCTTAACTATTCCACCTTTTTTTCTGGCACTTCTTTGCTCTCTTTGTTTTTGTGAAGCAGTAGTAATTTTCTCCCACTCTTTTTTAGTCATTCCTTTATAGGGAGATGAAGCCTTTTTTAATGGCCCTCTTATCTTAATCTTTTCTCCAACCTTAATTAAATTAGGCCGTCCCTTTAATTTAGGATTAGCTGCCAGCAAAGCTTTAAGCGTTGTGCCATGCTGTTTGGCAATTCCAGAAAGAGTTTGTCCTGATTTAACTGTATGGGCTTTACGTCCCGTTCCTAAAGCAGCCTGAATTGGAGTGGTCTTCTTTTTAGCTACTTTCTTTTCTGAAACTACTTTAGGTTTCTTTTCTGAAACTACTTTAGGTTTAGGTTTACTTATTGGAGTTACTTTAGGTTGTCTAAATTCTTTGCCTATTTTTTTAGCAGATTTTTCAAGGCTAATTTCTCTAGCTTTTTCTTTAGCCGCCTTTCTCTTTGTCTCTGCTTCTCTAGCAACTCTAATGTCTGCTTTACTAGGTGCTGCTTGTCTTTCTTTTAACAGAGTACTTACTTTTCTAGCTTCTGCGGCCCTTTTTTTTCTAGCAGCATCAGCAATTACTTTATTTTTAAGAGTAGCAGCTTCTCTACGTGCAGCCGTTGTTCGTACATTACTGGGAGACAATCCTTTAACATCCCCAAATTCCAATCCCATAGATGGAGGAGTTCTTGCAGTAGTTCGAGGAGGATATTCTCCACGTTTAGGAGCAAGTAATCTACTTATAATATCTTCTCTTGTAGGCATAGCAGAAGCTTTAGAGGTTCCTACTCTAGATGTTGGCCTAGTTTGAGGAGATCCTCCACCCTGTGTTATAGTAGGACCACGTCCAGAAGCAAGTAATCTACTTATAATATCTTCTCTTGTAGGCATAGGAGTAGCTTTAGATCGTGGCGCATCTGTTCTAGATACTGACATAAAGGGTTTTTCTGTTGGTAGTGATGCTCTTCGCAATGTTTCAGCGGCACCTGCCTCTCGCTGTTCTTGTCTTATCTTCTCTCTTTCAGCAGGATTTGCCGCAGCCCACCTTGCATTCCTTGCAGCTACTGCTTCATCTTCACCACGACCTGTTTCACTAATTGCAAAGGGAGAGATAGTATTCCAGATATCTTCACCTGACCACTCTCTAGGATCATAATCACTCAGATCAACCCCCTCTAATATTCTATCCCAAAAGCCACGTTCATCAGCCATAATAATCTCCCTTAATACATTTTATTAGAATAAGTAGCTCTACCATATCCTCGTAGAGCTTTTCCAACTCCACGTATTGGCCCACCTTTATTACGTTTAATTACACCACCACGTTTCTTTTTAGTAGTTCCTTTTCTTTCTTCCATAATTTTCTCATAGTTTTGTTGATCAGTATAGGTACGGCCACCTTCAGATCCTTCTCTCATCTTAAATAATTCAGATTCCCATGAAGAATCCGCTGATCTTTTCGCTGAAATATCTCCTTTTACAGCTTTACCAACTTTAGTTGTAGGCTTAAAAGAATCTATTCCTCCATGACTTTTAATAAACTTTGCTTTTAATCTTTGTTCCAAAGTTTTAGCTTTAATGGGCCGTCTTTGTGGAGGACCATCAGATGGACCTGATTGTTGAGGTTTAGGTTTTTTACCATTTGGACTGCTTGAAAGTTGGCTGGGAGGAGCAGGAGCAGTAGTAACTGGCCCAGATGGTTTAGGTGTTGTAGTAGCCGATGCTGCTCCTGTTTTCTTTTTATCTTTTCCTGATGTTGCTGCAATATATGTTGCCCATGAACCTAGTCCTCCTGCTGCAAGCCATTTAGCTCTATTAGTAAATGGTTTTCCTGTTAATGGATTTAGTATAAAGCCACCTTTCCCCTTTACTTTAGGAGTTACTGTTCTAGACCTCACACCTCCCAAACCTACTTCAGAAATCGTTTCCTTCTTAACAGGAGCCTCATCTCCTTTTTTATCCTTTTTAAGATCTTCTTTCTTTTTTCCAGCAGCTTTTCTCTGCGTTGCCAACTTCTTTTGATCAGCTAGATTAAGCTTTTGCGCTGTAGTCTGTTTCTGGGCATCTTTTATATTTTGTTGTGTTCCCTTCTTTACAGTCGTATTTGACCTTTTTGCAGCCGTAGCAGAGGAACGAATAACATCCGGTGAGCCTTTAAACATTTTCCATATATTTTGTCCAATTTGAAAAAAGTCATCCCCAACTTTAACTATAACTTTAGCTTTTGACATAACTAAGTTTCCCCATAAGTACTGTCTTTATCAGACTTTTCTATTTTAAAGGACTTACCTTGCGGATAATCCTCATCAACAACGACATCTTGAGGTGGACCTACTACTGATGGTCCTTTTCTGGCAGCACCAAATCCCTGTCCGGTTGGCTTGCCAAGTATCTCATCCAAATCAGGTGGACGTTTCAATAATGTATGTGGTCCTAATCCCATTTTAAGTTCTCCTATTTCATTACTTCATAAAAAGACATGACAAATTTATTACCATCAAAAACTTGTCCTCCATGTTTCCTAGAAAACTCTCCTCCTTTTCTAACATTACGAAGTGGAGCAGTTTTTCTCTTTCCTCTTCCAAAAGACTTGGCTTTTTGTGCTTTAGTACCATAATCGTAAACTAAATTTAAATCTTTTTCTTCTTGTTTTAGTTTCTTTTTTCCTTTTGGTGGAGCTACAAATTGTTTTCTAGTAGCATAGGAGGTAGCTCCTTTTTTTGGTTTTTTAAATTTACGTCCTTTTTTTAATACTCGATTAGCAGCCCTAATATCTTTAGCAGTAATCTCTTTCATTGATCCCGTTCCTGTAAATCTTGCTAAACCCATTTTAAGTTCTCCTCTTCTTTTTCTTCTTACGTAATTTCTCCAATGTCAAAGCAAATCTGGCTCTTTGTCCCTTTTTACCGGGAGCCTTAGCCGCTTTTTTTAAAACTGACTTAGGGATAGTCTTTCCCTTCTTGATACCAAGGGATTTACGCAATGATCCCGGTTTCTTAATCGCCTTCTTAATATCTAATTTCTTTTTCTTCTTAACCCTACCGCCTCTTTTCAATCCCGGCTTCATAATCTGTTGCCTTACACTAGCCCTGTTCACCATTAACTTGCTCCCGGTGTTATGGTATCAGGACCACCAGCAGGACTTGCAGCCACTGCCATATCATCTTGTCTAGTCCTTCTAGCCTGATTACGTAATGCCAATACTGCTCCCTGATATTGGGTCTGCCATACTGGAAGTGTATTCCAATCCTTCATAAACATAGTAGCTTCCGCCATACATCCTGCAAAAAGAGCATCATAACAATAATCACTAAAATAATTCTGGGTTGTTGCACTTGTACCTGTAGCTGAAGCTAAAGGTAAAGGTCTAGAAACTGTTTGAACCTCTCCTGATAAAGTAGAAGAAGGAGTGGGTACGACATAGATAGAAGTATTATTTTTTCTAGCATAATATCTTGGTGTCCCTATTGAAGAACTGGCATAGGGCCAGTAATCTATAGCATATTCATAAGTACGTTTAAGAAGGCTTGTCTTAAGACTGGACGCACTGGTTGTATAGTTCACATT